TTGAAACTGTAGAAGATTATGTTGTCAATACATGACTGATAGCTTGTTTTGGCATTGTTTTTTTTTTCAAGCAGAAGACGGCATACGAGATGATCTGGTGACTGGAGTTCAGACGTGTGCTCTTCCGATCTTTTTCTTGTGCGGATTTAGATTTATCCTCGATTTTTAGAATATTAGCTTCATGCTTGATTCTTAAATTTTCAAGAATCGCTGCCCGTTTTTCTTCGCTGATAATCTCGCTCTGGAAGGCATCTTCTACGATAAACTGTCTATTTTCATACGCGAGAATAAGCCGTTCATTTTCAGCTAGTAATGATTCGTCTAATATAATGAATTTTTTAGCGGCGTTTTCTTGGAATTTATCTAATTCAGCTTGTGCTTGTTCACCGTTGCCGGTTGCCTCTATTTTCTTCTGTGCGTTTTTGGCTTCTTCTTCGCCAAGCGCCTTAGTCGCGTCAACTTTAGCCCATATCGCTTCAAATTCTTCATCCCTTAAAGTAGCAAGTTCTTTGGACTTTTTAATGATCGAACTAACACCATCAAAATCAAATTTAAACGCCGATACCATTGCAGCCGCAACCGCGCCAATTTTATCACCTAGATCTTCAAAGGTGAGAGCGATTGTCTTAATGATATTACTAACGAATACAATTGGATCGACAATTGCGCTGAGAGTTGTTTTTGAACTGGCGATCCCTGCTGTGAAACTAATCATGGCATCTAAAGCATCTTTAAATACCTTCGTTAAACCGGCATCACCTAACGCAACGGATATTTTATCGAAATTATCATCAAGATTAGAGGATTTCCCGTTGATAGTATCCATTTGCTCAGCCATAGCCCCTGCAAACTGAACATTACCAATCCCTTGGAGATAGTCTTCAATATTCGCCGCGCTTTTCTTGATTTTTGTCGCTACACCTTGAAAAGTGAAGGTAACAAAATCGCCTTGCTGTTTAGCTTTTATGCCAAACTCTTTGAGCCGTTCAAATTCACCTGTAGCCGCATCAGCAACCGCCTCAATCATTTGATCGAGAGATTTACCTAATGCACTGGCTGTATTTCCATAAGATTTCAGAGCATCTTCGGAAGGCTTAAGACCTAACGCTTTTAGTTTAATAAAAGCATTCGTAACCTCCGATACCTGGAAAGGCGTTTCTGAGGCGAAGTCTTTAATCTTGTTCATTGCATCAGTGGCATTTTTAGCGGAGCCAGTAACCGTTTTCAATGATGCTTCCATCTTCTCAAAAGATGCAATAGTTGAATAAACCGCATCCCCGATTGATTTTATTGCCGCGAGAGAAGCTAAGCCGATAAATGCTGTTTTAACTTTATCAACGGATTTAGAAGCTTTGTTTTCCCACTTTCTCAGTCGTTTATTAGACTTATCTAATTGAGATGTTAATTTAGAGCTTTCCGCTTCGAGCGATACAATCAGTTTTTGAAGTTGCTTAGACATTCTTTTTCGCCATTGCCTGTAATGCTAAAAGGGTTTTTTGTGTTTCGCTTTGCCGTTTCTTTTCAGGGTGAATAAACATAAAATCCTCAAGTTTCTTGGCTGTGCGAAGTTTACCGCTAAAATTAGCCACCGTAGCGGCCACCATTGCAGTATTGAAATTATCGCGTTCTTGTCCAAATGGCTCTATTGCGTAATAGGCCTTCCATTCGGTCAACTCCCCCGATCCCAATGAATCTTCCAATTCGCTTACCGTTCTTCCGAGGGCAAGTGATAACCGAAAAAGAAAGACCCTATTCGGATCGGTTAAGAGTTTTTTTCCGCTTCCTTCTCGTCATCTTCACCAAGACCAGATATTTTCATTATAGCTTGCGCAAGCTCAGTAAAAATAGCTCCTGGCATTTCAAAGATTTCATCAACTGACTTATCTTTGAATTGCTCACAGCCCATTTGTATATATTTTGCTTGGGCTGAAACCGGATCGGAGCCTTCTTCTTTTGAGTATAAATACAAGTCATGCCGATGTTTTGCGCTGAACTCTTTAATATCAAAGACTTCTTTTTCTATAGTGACTTTTTTAGTTTTGAATTTCATTAAGACACCACAATTGAGCCGGAGATTTTCAGAGTAAAGGAAATCATTGATGCATCATCGAAAGATGGAGTGATTGCCCATGATAAAGGAACGCCCGCGAATGTATAAATAATCGCCGTTGTACCATCCGTTAAAGTTAATTGGAAGTTTCGCGTTGTTTTACTATTAACAATAGCGATTAAAGCATCTTGAGTGCTTGGCGAAGAGTGAACTCGCACACATTCGACTGATATTTCCTGACCATCGGCAAGTCCTGCAATATATTCTCTTGCTGTTGAATCAAAACTGGTTACATCAATTAAAGGGTTCGTTGAACCTAAACCCGATAAACTTTTCACCTCTGAACTGGTCGAATATACTTCTGGAGATGCGCCATTGCTCATTTTAAAGGTTAAGCCTCCTGTGAATCCTGCTGTCCTTGTCTAGCCCTCATTGTGCCATATAGAAAAAATGTATGTTTGCCGATAGGCTTCCACACTGTCTTCGTAGACCGTTACTGGTCCACTTAATACCGTACACCGTTGGATTGTAATGCCTCCAAAGCTGCCCGATGTATTCTTTAATGCTGTGCTGATTGCCGTGCCAACTGTTGTGGCTTCTGCGTATGTTTTAGACCAGCCATCTAATTGAAATATTGATTGTACGTGGTCTGTTTGTCCGTCAAATGACTCCGTGTAATTACTATCGTCATCATTATAAGTTATTGCAGGGAAAGTTGGTTTTTGCGGCATGATAACCGGATAGACTCGCGTTGAGACTAAATTGGTAATGCCCGCCTGTGCGACAAGATAAGTATATAAGTTATTAGCTATCATATTTTAGCGATTCGCTTTCTTAACTGCTCGATGAGTCTTTTTTCAATACCTGCGCGGTCATTTGCAAAGATTCTGAAAAAAAAGTCTCGTGCTTTTATCTTTTTAGTGCCGATAACTAAAAACATACCATAAAAGGCTTCTGGTTTCGCACCAATAGCCGCTGAAGCAACACCATCTTTGAATCTGCTGCCTAATTTTATACTTCGCTTAAGGAATCCAGGTGCTACAAGCCGACCTTTATAAGTCCGATGCGCTTTCTTGCCTACTGGGCGTTAATGCCTGGATCTTTTTATGCGTAGGAACCATTGCAGCGCGGGTAGCGTTTCTCAGAGTCTTTGTGGCAAGCGTAGCCTCCAACTTATTAAGTTGGGCGGTTAATTTCCTAAGTCCCTCTATTTTTGCCATAAATATGGATCTCTTTACGCATCATATTAAAATCGACAATACCTTCAACATCATAATATTTAGAGTTATACAAAACACGCATAGTCTCGTTAATATCTTTCGTTAAAACATCGTATCGTACTTTAAAAACCACAGAATGTTCGTTAAATTCTTGAAACTTATTGAAATTCTCTTTTCCTATTGTAGTCATTATATCGCATTTACGCGAAACATACGTCGAAAAAGTTTCTATAGGCTCGCCATAGGAGTTTTGAGTCCGAGTTGGAGTCTCAATCGTGATTTTATGCTTTAAACGTGCGCCTATATGATTCTTGCAGGCCATAGCAACCTCTCTGCGATGTCTTTCATGCATACCTCGGCATCATCGATATAAGCGCACTAAGCTTTAATTCCTTTTTTGATTTGATCAGGTACAGAATCTTGATCCGCATAACCGACCGTCATTCTAATCTTAATCGCGTTCGGTTTAACCGCGACAGAAGGCCATCCAGTGATTGTTCGAAGCCTACCTTGTAGAATCGTGATGTCTGCATAGTAATCGGTATTCGCTACGAGGGTTTGAGTCGCAACTGGTGAGGCAGTATCTTCATATTTCACGGTATCAATTGAAATGATAGGCCATACACCTAAACTAAACTCATAAGCCGGCCAATTGTCGAAACTTAACTCAACAACTTGAGACATCAATCTTAAGTCACAGAAATCCTCTGCATACATTCGAGAAGCACGAATAATATTCCAGATCCTTACATCTTCGCTATTGTCTTCGATTCTTAATGCGTCTTTAACCTCTTGCAAGGTCACTGGCTCATCAGTTGGCTCGGTTATTGTTGTAAGTGTTGCCATAATTCTCCAGACTCTATTTCTGAGTAGTGCCAATCAACATAAGGTAGTAATTCTAGCCAATTAGGTTGAAACATGATACTTGATTCTGATTTGCACGTCTCTTTAAGTCCTTCCATACCTGCTGTGATTAATGGAGTTGTGTTATATCCGATAG